GGTCAGGTGCGCCGCGAACGCCGGTCTGTTCGTTGATGCCCTCGGCCACCGTGCGGGACGGTCCTACCAAGGCGTCAGCCAGCACCTGCTCTGCACTCGGCGGCGGCTCACCATAGCCAAGCTGGCTGCGGTCAGGTGCGCGCCGTGCCCGGGCGCCAAGCAACACAGACATCAGGGCGCTGATCGCGCCTTCCGTGCCGCGCGCATTCGGGTCAGCCAGGTCGCGCTGTTGATCGGTGTAACCGGCCTCGTCCAGCGTTTCGTTTACCGCCTGATCGGCCGCCACGCCACCGGCAACACCGGCAGCGCCACCGGAGGCTGCGCGCTTGGCCACGCCGCCTACTGCACCAATCGGGGTCGCCATCGTCACCGAATCCACGCCGTACTGGCCGATAGCCGCTTTCCCCGCTGTCGCAGGATCAACGCCAGCCGCCGTCAAGTCGTCGAACGTGGTCAGCGCCTGCGTCTGCGCAATCGGTTGCGAACTCACCACGCCCGCGGCAAGCAGTCGCCCAATCGCTTCTGCCGTCGGAACCGTGGATTTCATCGCCAAGTCGGGTCCGGCCTTGAGCAAGCCGCCGCCCATTGCCAGGTCCGGGATCATGCCGCCGACCGAACCCACCACTGCGCCTACCTGTCCGCCGGGCGTCAGTTCCTCACCTGGTTGCATCCGTCCAGCCTCAATGTTGCGCTGCGATGGGTCCACCAAGCCAGAGAATGCCATGTCGCCCAGCGGGTAACGCGGCTCGTCGCGGAACAGGTTCGCCACCCAGTCCAGCCCGACAGCGGGTGCGGCCAGCGCCAGTCCGGCACGCTTGCCAGCCTCGCCGATGGCCTTGGTGCCGAAGCGTTGCGCGCCCTCGACAAAGCCGACAGGGCGATTGGGGGTGGGCGAAGCGCCGAACACTTCGTCGTCGCTGAGTTCGCCAGGAACCCCGAACACTTCCTCGTCGGAGAGTTCGATCAGGCCGGCGGTAGCCATCCGGTCCCCGTCCAGGTCATCGGCCCCTTGGGCGTCATGTAGACGGCACCGGGCTTGCGTTGCGCCTTATCTACCGGCGCAGGCGGGAAACTCGGCGCCGCAGGCGCGCGCATTCCCGGCGAAGTCGTCACCGCGGGCTCGGTCCTGCGCGGTCCCAATCCAGGCTTCGGCACGATCTTGTTGGTCTTGAACGGATTCCAGTTGCCCTCGACCTCAATGCCGGCCGCAACCTCTTCCACCGCCCGCGCAGCCGCGTCGAAGTGATCGCCGCTCTCGGCAAACAGTTCCATCGCCCGCGCCTTGATGCTGTTCAGCAGGCCGGCGTCGATGTTGGTTTCCCCGGTCGCATCTTGCAGCAGCGTCGCAATCTCGCCCTCGATGGTCTGCACGTCGAATTTCTTGGGCACCAGCGGTTTGCCGTCAGCCGTGCTGCCCGGTCGGCGCGACCGTTCGGCCGCCGCTGCATTGCGGTCGCGCACAGAAGGCTGCGTTGCCGCTTGTTCGCCCATAAGGTTCTGACGTGCGCCCTCGGTTGCCACCCGCGCCTCGTTCAGCGGAATGCGCGAATCAATCTCTCTTGCGCGCGATTCCTCTGTCGCGATGCGCGCCAGCGCCGTGCCCAGCGGGTTCGGCTCGGCCATGCTAGTGGTTGGAACCGCGTAGCCGTCCTGCACATCCTGCAGCGGCTTGTTGTTCAGCAGGAACCACTGCTCCGGCGTCACCGCGCCACTCATCAGCCCGCGCTCAAAGCCCTGCGTCTGCAGCCCGCCGATGCCACCGACGATCTGATCCGGGTTTCCACCGAACGCCCGGGCAAGCTCGATCGCCAGCAGCGTGTTGTACCGCTCCTGCTCCAGCGGATCGACCGGACCGGGCGCACCGCGGCTCATCACCACTTCCGGCATCGCATCTGGCAGGCCCAGGCCTGGCGGCAGCGCGTCAAGGTCGAAACCGGGTTGCTCCAATCTTGTTACCGCCGATGGCACAGCCCACCCGCGCGGCTCCCCGCCGGCGGCAAAGGATGGCGCAGGGACAGGGCCGTTCATAGTCGTGATGCGAGAAAACGCATCTTCGCCGCTATTCGGCAAATACGGCCGCACGATCGGCTCATCCGATTCCGGCCGGATCAACCGCGCCAAGGCGCTGGTATCCAGGTCAAACCCCAGCCCGTCATCGCCCGGGGCGAAGTCCAGATTAAGCGGCCTGACGCGCGAGTTCTCACGCTGGCGCAGTAGCTCATCAGCACGACCAACCACGCCGGAACGCGCATCGTAGGTCTGCCGGTCCAGGTCGCCCTCGGCCATGAACTTGAACGCCTGCGCCAGATCCGCCTCATCCTGCGCGGGCGAGCGGTTGCTGCCACCGGACGCACCGCCGCCCTTTCCGGCAAACAGCGCGGTCATGATGTTCCCCATGCTCTCGCCAATCTGGCTGCGTGGCGTGAAGGGCGTGGCCCAGCGGGAGTTGGCCATGTCAGTGACCCATCGACCCGCGCGGGCGATTGGCGTAGTTGTAGGCCGCCGGTGCTGCCGTCATGCCGTACATCCCGGTCACGGCAGCCCCGGTGTTGAACAGGTCGGCAATGGTGCGCCAGCCCTCGCCCTTTCGGTTGGCGTCCTGCAGTTCATACGGCAGGATCGCGCTGCTCGACCGGCTACGGTTGCCCAGGCTGTCCAGTTCCTGCGCGCTGCGGCCCAGCGAGAATGCGCCTTGCATCTGCGCATCCGAACGCCCGCCCAGCTTGGCCAGCGCCGCAGATTGCTGCCGGCCCCGTTTCAGGGCGTCAGACAGTCTGGCAGCCAGTTCCGACTTCACTTCCACGGGCGCGCTCGGGGTGGCCGCGTATTCCTGATCAGAGGGTGCGGCGGCCTCGGCGTACTTCTGCTCGCGGCTCGCTTCCGCCACGCGCTGCTCCTGCTCCACCGCGGGCCGCTCCTGATCGGCCAGCGATTCACGCAGCTTGGCGTCAGCCTCGTTGCCCAACGCCATCTGACGCAGACGCTCGGCGCGGGCCTTGCGGTCGCGCTCCTTCTCGACCCGGCGCTCGGCCTGCTGGTTCGCCAGCGCCCCGCCAACCATCAGGGCAATCGGTAGCCATGCTGCCATGATCGCCTCCTACGAAGTGACCACCGCGCCGGACTTGTTCCTGCCGCCGGCCGCGGGGATGTTGAACAGCAAGGCCCGGCGCTGATCTTCAGCACCGGGGAAACGAGGGTCGCCGCTGGCGATCGAGGCATTGGCCACCGCCGCCGTGTAGTTCTTGAACAGGTCGCCCAGCGGGCTGAAGGCGGGGGGTGCCGTCATGGCGCGCGCCTGCGCTGCCGCCTGCCCGGCCACGTTCTCGATCCCGGCCCCGGACTCCAGTTGGCCGATCAGGTTGCCGCGCGTGTCCTCCAGCGCCTTGCGCTGATCCGAGCCGTACTTGATCGATTCGTCGATGATCCGGCGCCGGTTCATTTCCTTGTCCTCGGCCAGCCGCGCAAGCTCGCGGGCGCCGAAGCTGCTGGACAGGTTGCCGGTGCGGCCCAGGTTGATGCGCAGCCCACGGTCTGCATCCTCGGCCTGCCGGGTGAATTGCGGCAGGTAGTAGTCGAGGTAGTTGCGTTCAAGGCCGGTGAAGAAGTCGTCGGTGAACTGGCCGGGCACTTCTTCTGTGCGAATCCGCTCCACGGGCTGACTGAAAGTCACTTGCCTCGGCGTGCCCATTTGACCTTCTCGCACATTCTGTAGCCCGCCAGATACCCAGCGCGTTACCGGCACCTGCTCGGTGTACGGGGTATTGATCTTGCCTCCGAATATCTGGTTGATCGCGTTCGTGCCAGCCCGGATACGCTTCTGGCGCTCAATCTCCTGCTGGCGCATTTCCTCCGCGCCACCATCGCCACCACCACCGCCGCACATGCCCATATCAGTTCTCCCGCGCCGCCAGTTCAGCGTCCAGGTTGGTCAGGTAGCCCTCGAACCCTTCGGCGTGCGCTTGCCTGCGCGCTTCCATGCCGATAGTGAGCGCCAACTTAGGCCCTCCGGTAATATACGCCACCTGCGCCACAATGTCAGCATAGCTGCTGCGCAGCACGAAAGAGGCCGGATACAGCCCGATCTGGCGGCTGCGCTCAATCTCGTTGGCAAGCTGCCAGTTGCGGATGCTGTTCTGCAGCAACACGTTCAATTCCCCGGCATGGCGCTGGTAGAACGGGTTGCGTGGCAACCACAACAGCGCCGCCTCGAAGGCGCAGTGGATCTGCTCGGCCACCACGATCTTGTCGCCGTCAATCAAGTCGTCCCACACATGGGCGACGTGGATCAAGGTCGTCAGGAAGTCCCGCGCATCGGCATCGCCGTTGGCGGCCTGCTCGATCAGCTTTTGATACTCAACTGCTTTCATCTTCGCCGTCAAAGTAGATGGTCACTTTCGACAGTACGGCCGGCCCGTCCTTCTGGCAGGTGAGCTTGGGCGAGAAGTGGCAGACACTCGCCACCACGCCCACATCGTCCAGCCCGTAGGTGACGCCCGGCATGACGCCAATATCGGTTTCGCGGTCGGTGTTGTTCGGGTCGGTCAGGATCACCATGTCCCAGGTATTCAGCGCCGCGATGTCAGCACCCAGCAGGCCCTTGTACGTGCCGTCCTTCGAGGCCGACAGGAAGGGTATCCAGACCGTCACCTTGCCTTGATCGACCGTCGCCGCGTCGTAGGTGGCGTTGTTGTCGCCGCCGTACAGGTAAACCGTGTTGCCGCTGCGGGCGTACAGGCGCTTCTGGTAGATCGCGAACTCGGTGATCTGGAAGCCCGGCTCGTACCAGGTCCAGCCGCTGATCTTGGTTTCCGGGAAATAGCTGAACACGAAAACCTTGGTGCCCACCGCCAGCCAGAACCGTCCATCCTCCGGGTCGATCGCCGCCACCGCCGCCTCGATCTGCGCGTCAGTCAGGGTCTGCAGGTACTCGACAACGTAGGTGTCGATCAAGGCGCCGACGCCGGCCACCATCGCGGCATTACTGGAATCCCGCGCCCGCAGCGACCGGATGCCGCGGTTATCAAGGTAGAACACATCCGAATCGGAAAACGCGATGACCGAACTCGGCGACTTGGTGCCGGTGTTCTTCAGTGTCTGGCTGATGGCATTCAACGCATCGTCCTCGTCCACGGTCCAGATTTGCACCGTGCTTTCGGAGAAGATCGCCATCTTGCCCTGATAGTTCTCCAGCCCCGTCACTTCCGCCGATCCGGCCGCATGGGTCGCCGCGTTGATGCGGCCCGCCCCGGCATCGTCTACCGAGTTCCAGCCCGCCGGCAAGGCCACGCCGCTGAAGTTCACCAGCGAGCCGACCGGCGACCAGACCTTGTTCTCCTGCGTGTGGGCGAACCGTCCCTTGTTGCGCGGGTTGCCGTCGGCGCCGAATCGCTTGCCGTCGATGATTACCGTGAAGCGGTCGCCCACCTCGAAGGTGCCGCCGATGGTGATGGTGTTGCGCTGTGCCTGGCCGGATACCGCCGTCACGCCGCCGCCCATTGTCTTGTTCACCACCGCACCGGCAGCCCCCGCATCCACAGTCACATTACCGTCCGGGTCGATCGCCACGGTAAAGCCGTTCGGCGTCGCGCCACTTCCAGCCGCGGCGCTGATGGTCACGTTCTGGCCGCTGCTAGTGGCCGAGTATTCCGGCGTGGACGCAAAGCTGTTGATCTGGGTTGCCACGTTGGCCGCCGTCACCGAGTTCGATGTCACCCAGTCCACGGCCACACTCAAGACCTCGATACCGTTGATCTTGATGCTGGTCACTTTGTTGACGCCGGCGCTGTTGGTGCCGCCGGTCACGGCAAAGGTGCAGGTCGCCAGCACTTCCGACACGCCCGCCACGTTGGAAATCGTATTCGCCACCGTCGCCGTCTGGTTGTCGGTGCCGCCGGTCACGTTCTCGGCCAGCGTCGTCATGGTGAACGGCGTCCCCGCCACCGCTGCGGTGACGGTGATCACGTTGGTCAGGACGGTCGTGGTGTAAGCGGTGTCGGCCTGAATCAGCGTCGCCAGATGCGAGGCGATGCCGCTGTTGTCAGTCATGGCGCTGCGCACGATGCCGTTGAGCCAGTCCGCCACCACCGCGCCGTTGTAGAAGTGAATGACATCACCGTTGCTGTATTCGGCAATGACGTAAAGCATGCCGTCGAACAGTTCGACCGACAGGATGGCGGTCATGGAAGGCGTCGTGTCCGGGTGCTGCAGGCGCTGGTAGGTCATGCCGGCCGGAACGCCCGGATCAACCGCTGAGCCGAAGGTGTAGAGCGCGCTGTTGGTCGCGGCGAGGCCGAAGGTGCCTGCGGGAAGCGTGTACTTCGAGACAAAACTTTTCCGCTTCTCTACATCGCCACCTCTCGAAAGGTGGGCATTGATGCAGGTCCAAAGCGATCCGGGCTCGCCGGCAAAGATCGGACGCCTCCGATCGACGCCGGATCGGAAGTCCTGCACCGATAAATAACTCACTACTCCACCCTGGCGAAGCGTCCGCCAATGATTCGGTATTGATTGCCGCCAGTAGGTGCGCCGCCCATGATGACGCGCGGGCGCGGAGCGCGGGCTTTCAGGGTCGCCAGCCGCTCCACCGCTTCGGCCTGCACCATCGGCGCGTCGGCTGACTTCTTCTTGGCGAGAATGCGCGCCGCCACGAACTTGACGATCAGGATGCCGTCGAGGTCGCAACGGTCGTCGTCTGCAATCAGCGGCGTGATCTTGCGGTAGCCCTCGAAGCGCAAGCCGCCGGTGATGTTCGCGGCCGGGAGAGGCCAAATTTCAAACTGGGTTTCGTTGTACACCTGCCAGCGCAGCGCCGGCCCGGTGCGTTCGTCATCGTCAGAATCGTAAGCGGAATACTCCTGCGGGCCGATGCCGTAGGTCAGTTGGCTCCACACTTCCCCGAACTTGGTCCAGAGCGATAGCGCGCGCTCCATGTCGAGGTTGGTGGGGAAGTCATAATAGCGAGAGCCCGCCTGAATATCCTTTGTGGCGTCGGCCTTTTCGATGCGCAGGAACGGCCACGAATGTTCATCGGCGAGTTGCTGGTAGAAATTGCGGATCAGCCGCTTGACGTAGTTGCGATGGTCCACGCCGCGGGTCGCGTCGGTCGAATGACGGGTCTCGTCTAAAACGGACTCCACAAGTTCCGACAGCGTGTTGTTGCGGGCCATCGCAGGCCCCTTATTCCATCGCTACCGGTGTGCGCGCAGGACGCTGGGTTGCGACAGGCGCGATTTCGATTTCATCGTCAGCACCCGCCGCCACATCCACCACCTTCGCGGTCAGGCGATCACCGCCCAGGTCGGACTCCAGATCGTCCAGATCCGAAGTCAGGTCGGTCAGCTTGACGCTGAACAACTGCTCGATCAGATGCACGTACTTCGGGTAGCCGGTGAATTCATCGGCCAGCGCCTGATAAATCTCGCGGTCCGATTTGTCCGTGGTCCCGACTTCCACGATGTCGATCACGGCGTCACGCCCGTGAATCGCCCGCAGCAGCACGACTTCGGCCTTCGGGATCGAGTACATCGGCTTTTCGTGGTGCGGGTTGACGGTGCCGATGTTGGCGCCGAGGGAAACGCGGCAGTTGTAGAGTTTCATTTTTGATCTCCTAACGAAGTGTGCACATGCGAATCTTGGTCGAAGCGATTTCTTTTAGACGAATTCTCGCTGCGCGACAATAGTTGCAGGTTATCCCATACATGCAAGCCGCACACCAGAGGATGATTCAGCGGAACGATGTGATCTACGTGCATGCCGAAATATCGCGCCTCCGCATAAACATCAGCAATTCCTTCTTGGCCCCACGGTAGTTTGTGGTTTGTCTGAGACCTTCGACGCGCATTTGAAGCTGCGATCTTGTGAGGATTATTTTTTGCAAACCGCCTAGCGGCTTCACGTCTTGCAACTTTTGCCGCTTCTGCGTTCTCAACTGACCACTTTTTCAGTCTTTCGATTCCAGATTTTTTTCTTTCCTCGCTAGGTATCCTGCGCAACTCTATTGCCCTTGCTTTTTCCGGGTTTGCTTTTCTCCACTCAGAGTTTTTCTTGTAAAGCACATCTTTGTTTTTCTCGCGGTACGATTTCAAAACCTCTGGGTGCTCCTTGCGATATTGCGCTACTTGCGCCTTGATGCGCTCCCTGTTTTTGGCGTAGTGCTCTTTCTTCTGCGCGACCCTAGCCTCTCTGTGCTTCTCAAAAGAAATTTTGTTTCTGGCAACCCAGCACTTCTTGCAAACGTTACGACGCTTTGGAAATAAATCCTCAGCCTTCGTCTCGCCGCAAGAAGTGCATTTCTTCATGGCGCCAGTTAAGCGATGGAAAAAACGCCACATGAGTTGGGTTGGTCGCACGTCAGTGCCGCCGTATCGACCACGGCCTGGAACAGACAGTAAGCCTCCGGCGGCCGCTCCGGCGTGAAGGTCTTTTCCCACTCGCCCTCCATCGGCCGCAGGTGGATATGGTTCATATCCAGCCAGTAGCCGTACTTCGAGCGGCCGATGTCGTCCAGGGTCGGTTCGTACTGCACCATGATGCCCTTGAACTGCACGTCGGCCATGCCAAAGTCCACCGCGCCTGTCTTGTTCCAGCCTTCCAGCGTGTAGTTGCCCTTGCTGCGCAGCTCCTTTTCCAGCGCCTCCAAGAAGGCGGAGCCGGCCGGGAAGAATCTCGGGTTGCCGCCGTAGCGCCGCAACTGGCGGTACTCGGTCTGCAGCTTGTTGACGAGGTTCTGGTTCGACGCGGTGCTGGAGTCGATCGCCAGACTGGCACGGTTGCGCCACCAGGTATTGGCCACCCGGTCGATGCCGAGCGTGCTACCGGCCGCGGTCGGGTCGTCGAGGATGAACGACAGCAGGCCCGGAATTTCCTTGGCGTCCTGGGTGCCGTCGCGCCACATCATCAGTTGAAGGTTGCGCTCGCGGCTCTCGGTCAGATCCTCGATCTTGTCTTTCCAGAGGTTGACCAGCACCGCCACATCGCTGCGCGTGGCCTTGCTCTTGCCAGAGCCGGTGGAGTCAGTGATGCTGATGCCGTCACGCTTGAGTTCGTCGTGCGTGCAGGTGATACCAGTGTGCAACTGGTAGTAGGCCACCGACGCCCGCTTGACGTTCGTCGGGTTGCTGTAGGCCACGGTGTCATCGCCGCTGAAACCCTGCGTGACGGCACTGTAGTTGCCCTTGACCGGCCAGGTCAGCAGATCCTTGCCGGCCGCGAACGGCTTGGGCTTGGACAGCAGAGCCTTCAACAGCGGCTTGTTCTGGATCGTTTGGGAAAGCGGCTGGCCCTTCAGGTGATGGTCCAGCACAGCGTTCGTGATGTTTGCGGCTTCGGCCGCGGTAAATTGCGTCAACGGCATGGTGGCAGTCTCCTATCGGCTGCCCATGTTCTCGATGGCCATCATTGCGGCGTCAATCGGGTCCTTGGGCACACCTTTCGCGTTTACAGACGTGCCGCTGCCCGTGGTTCTGACCGATCCCGGAGGCGGGCGCAGACGCTTGATCTGCTCATCGACATCCTTCTTGGCCTGGTTGAAGATCGCCAAGGCTTCCTCGGGGGAGGCCGGCGGCTTCTTGAACAGGGCCAGTTCGATCTTTTCCTGGACCAGCGGCTGCTTTATCGCGTAGTCCGGATCGGAACCTTTCCACTGCGCTTCCCAGCGATTTGCGGTGCCCTGCAAATTGCTCACCAATTCCTGCTGCTGACGCTCGTGATCCCGGCTTGCGGCCTGCTCACGCTCCTGCGCGGTCTGACGGGTGATGCGTTCGGCTCGTTCCCCGTTCAGGCTGGCTTCACCCCGTTTCCGGGCAAGCTCCCTCGCGGATTCCTCGTCGATCAGGCCGTCGTTGACCTTGCGTTCCAGGTCCTCCGGCAGCCTCGCACCTACCAACTGCTCGATTTCCGCCCACTGGCTTTTGAAGGCTTCGTGGAAGGCAATCGGGTCGTTCTTCATCAGCCGGCCCATATGCAGCAAGTCCTGAAAGTCCTTGCTGGTGAAATTGGCCGCTACCGCGTACTGCGTCAACTGCTCGAAATGCTGCGCCTTGGGCTCCAGAACCTTGAGCTTGGCTTCGATTTCGCTGGCTTTCGCCTTGAATTCGTTGCGCTGCGTCAAAAGCTGCCGGAACCGCGGGTGTCGGGCAAAGGGCAGTTTCGCGTCCTCGCCTTCCAGGGCTGCAGGCGGGGCCTCATCGGCCGGCGCTGCCTTCCCGTCGGGGTCGGGCGTGTCCTTATCCTGATCTTCGCTTTCCGCCGCTGGCGAGGCTTCGGCACCATCTTCCCGGCCCAGCGCCTTCATTACGGCGTCGAGTTGGGAGGGCTTTTTTACGCCTTCATCGGTTGACGAGGCCGACGGTTGTGCGTCTGTAACGGGTGCTGCTGCTTCACTGCCGGCGGGCGCTTCCGGCGTCTCTACGCCCCCTTCGGGTGCTGCTGCGGCGGCTAACAGGTCGCCCTGCTCGCCGCCTTCTGTTGCTTCTGCCATTGGTCACGACTCCAAAGTTACGTGGAACAGCGATGTGAGCGCACGCTAACCTAAATTCCAGCGTTGCGCAAGGGTCTACAGCTTGTTTCCAAATGTGTCGTACAGGTGCGGGTAATTCTCCGGGCACATCGGCAATGCCTTTACCGGCTCCGGCGCGGGGATCGGCTCGGCCACCACAACCGGTTCAGACTTCGGCTTTGCCGCCTTGGGTTTTTTGGTCCTCTTGGACTTCGCGGGTTTACCATCAACAATCGGGAAGTCAGCCGGTTGCGCCGCACCCTTCTTGAACAGCTTGTCTAGCAGTTTGATTTTCGGCATCGTCGTCTCCTTTTCGGTCACTGCATCATTGCCCCGCCCGGCCCCATCCCCTGCTCACCGGGCGCCGGGAACATCGGCTGGGCGGCTTGCGGGCCGGGCATGGCGGGCGCGTTCTGTGCGCCTTGGGCGCCCTGCTGGTCAGGCTGGCTGCCGTTGGCCCCGGGCGGCGGCGCGGCCTTGCTCATGGCGTTCATGGCCTGAATGCTTGGCAAGCCCTCGACCAGCCACTCGTCCAGGTCCACCCCGGCGTCCAGGCGCTCCAGCACGTACTCGCCCAGCTTCTTCGGGTCCACGCCGGGGATCTGCAACAAGTACGGTGCGGCCCGCTCGAAGTTCGCCAGTTCCTGCGCCTGGTTCGGCGCCCCGCTCGAACCGGCCTTGATTTCCAGCCCGATTTCCTCGGCAATCTCGCTGCGGGTCAGTTCCGGCCAGATCGCGCCCTGCCCGGCGATGCGCTTGACCTGCTCGACCGACATTTCGGCCAGCATCAACTGCCCGGCCGCCCGCGCCACGGCGGTCAGGAAGTCGTCCAGATCATCGACGTTGCTGCCGACATTGGTCATGCGGCTCGATTCGGCGATGCTGCTCTCGGTGGCCGTAGCCCCGCTGGTGCCGCCGAAGTTCGCCTCCTGGCTGCCGGTCACGCGCAGCATGTCGGCGTACAGGTGCTCGGTGTCGTAGAGTCCCGGATCGATCGGCACGGTCGGCTTGGCCGCGATGCTCTGGCCGACATTGGTGCCGACCGGCACTTTAAGTTCGATGATTTCGTTGTCCGCGTGCGCCCCGAACTTCATCAGGTCGCCTTCGTCGAAGGTGCCGGTCGCCGTCACATAGGCCGGCCGATTGGCGATCCGGTGCTTGCGCAGGCCCTCGCGGGAGCGGTTGTACTCCTTGCACATCGGCATCAGCAGCCGCACGTCGGACGGCGGAATGCAGGTCTTGCGCGACTCCAGGTTGTTGAACGTCAGCGCGAAGTACGGGTGCCCTTGCTCAAGGAAGATTTCCGGCGCCTTCGGTTCCTCCAGAAAGTCGCAGTAGCCCTCGACCACATGGCGCACCACGCCCGCCTTCAGGTCGTAGATTTCGTACCACCGGCACATCGGCTCATCGCAGTCCGCCCCGGCGTCCGTCGGCTTGTAGACCGAATAGCCGGTTCCCATGTCGATACCGAAGCGTTCCTTGATTTCCTGCGGGCTGACAATGTGTTCCTCGGCGATCCAGGGCGTGCCGATAAAGCCGCGGATATGCTTGGTGCCGGGACCGGGAATGATGGCGGTGGCTTCCGGGAAGTCGAACACCAGTCCCTCGCGGGTGATGATTTCCTTCTGCGACTGCATCGCCGCGATGGCTTGGCGCAAGCCTTCCGCCCGCTTGTCGTGCTCGTCGAATTCCTCGTCCGCCAGGTCGGCGGTCAGGGCCTCGATATGGGCGAGTTGCTGGCTGAAGTCGGCGATCTGCGCCTCGACCTCGTTGTTGCGCTCCATCACGCGCTGGAAGCCCAGCTTGATGTAGCCCACCCCGCAGGTTTCCACCCGGCGGACAAGCTGCTTGGCGCTGGTCTTGAACGGCGGATTGCCTTCACGCATGAAATGGTTGAACAGCAGTTCCAGCGTCCGGCCGATGCCGTCGAGCATCTTGCGCCGCTCCAGCACGGCCGAGACTTCGGCCATGAACGCCAGATCCTCCGGCAGCGGCTCCATGCCGCTCTGGACGCTGATGGCCATGCGCTGATCGACCGGCGTCACACTCTCGGCCTTGCCGTCCCACACGTTGCTGTCAAGCCGCTGGGTGCGCTTGGCTACCGCCGTCGGGTTCTTGGCGTAGAGTGTGGCCACCCGCTCGTTGACGTGGCGCAGCGCCAGATTGGCGACGTACTGATCGGCCGCTTCTGCCGTCATACCCTCGATCTGGTAGCCGTCGGCATAGTCCTGATTCTCGCGGATGCGGGCGAACTCGTTGTCGCGCAGATAGTCGCGCCGCTTGGCCACGCGCGTTTCCCAGTCCTTCACCAGCGCACTGCGCGCTTCCGGCACGTCCGGCTTGTCGCGGGCGATCACTTTGTTCATTTCGCCGCTCGGTCCCATCTGGTACGTTTCTTCATACATGGCTACATTCCCATCAGGGCTTTCTTGCGTTTCTCGGACTTGCGCTGGTGCGTGAACTGCTGGTGCGCCCAGGCGATCGAGCCCGGCTTGATTTCGACGACGTTGGACGGCAGCTTCCGGCGGCTCGCCGTGACCTGCATTTGCAAGCCCTGACCGATGCGCGAACAGGCGTCCACGAAGTCATCCGAACGGTCGTCCTTGCCGGTGAACTTCAGCAACTGTTCCTTCGCCCGCGGCCACCACGGCGCGAATGCCGGGAAGCGCACCTTGCCCTGCGCACAGCGGCCCCGAAACGGCACGGCCGCCTGATCCTTGGCGACGTTGGCGAATTCCTCGATATGGAAGAACGCATTTTCTTCCTGCATCCGCTTTTTCAGGAACGGCCCGACCGACCGGCTGATCTGGCCCTTCTCGCCGAAGAACGTCATCCAGTTGTTGTGCTTGCCGTACTTCCAGATTTGCTCCACCGATTCGTCGGACGATTTCTTGTCCCAGTAGGCGTCCGGCAGGCACCACAGGCAGTCGTTCTCGTCCAGGCCCCAGTTGAGCACCACGCTGCTGTCGGCATTGCGATCCGGCGACACCGCCAAGTCGCCGCTGCCGTACATGCGCAAATTCTTCGGCAGTTCATGCAGGCCGGAGTAGGTCTGCAACTGGTACGCCTTGAAGAACGCACCTTCTGGCGGCGTTGGCCTGCCCATGTAGAGCGCGTTGAACGTGTACTCGTCCAGTTGCTTGACCGTCTCGAAGTGTTCCAGCGTGTATCGGCCCGGCCACAACACTTCGCCCGTCTTGCGGTCCAGCGCCTTCGCCAGTTCGGCGTCCTCGATGATGGCCGGCAGGTTGATGTACTGCCACTTCTTCGCCTCGGCTTCGTTGTAGTAGCTGCTGGTCTTGTCGGTGATGCGGCCCATATGGTCGTCCTCGCTCCATCGCGTACCGATGCCGATCATGGCGCCGGCCGCGTTGATCCGCGTGTAGGCCACGGACCACAGGAACTCCCACACCTGATCGCGGATGGTCAAGCTGTTGCTTTCCATCCGGCCTTTCAAAAGATCATCGAACAAAAATATGTCAGCGGCAACTCCAGTCACTTGCCCACGGACCCCGCTGAAAACTAATTGCCCTCCCTGCGGAGTGTTCATGTACGACTTCGACTTGCTGCCCACCAGCAGGCCGACTTGCGGGAACACCTGATGGTAGAGCGGGCTCTGCATCAACGTCCGCACCTTCGCGCCGAATTGCCCGGAGAAGTCATCGCTGTAGGTGGCGATGATGAACTTGCGCCACGGCTTTCTGCCGATCGCCCAGGCGGGGAACATGATCGACGAAAGCAAACTTTTTCCATGTTGAGGTGGCACTGACAGCAGCATACGCAGATTGCGCCCGGCCTCGATGTTCTCCAGCGCCTCGGCAATCACGCGATGATGCGGCTGCACGTCGTAGAGCGATTTCGTCATGTCGTTCTGATGGTTCGGGTCCGGCATCATGAACCGCACAAACTCCAACAGACTATCCCGCGCCTTCTTCGCCGCCAGCAGCCGCTCGAACCCCTGCTTCTTGCGCAGCAGTTCTTCCTTTGAGAGCTTGCTGTAGTCGGTGGTGGTCATCCGAGCATCCCGGCGAAGGCGGTTAGGAGGGCGTCCATTCTTCGTTCTATCTGTTGTTGCGGTTGTTCAGCGGAACGATTGCTAGTGCTTCCATACGTCCACACGGAATGTGCCGCTGGCCGGGTTTAGGTTTCCGCCGCTCGCGTTCCAGAAGCGCACCGTAACGGTGTCCGCAGCGGATACCCATGCATAGAAGCCTGCAGCACCGGCGACAATGGAGCCGTTCGGAATGCCGAGCGTTACCGTGTCCCCGAGCGCAGCACCAGTTACCGTGATAGTCAGGTTCGCCGCCGCTCCAGTTGCCGTATCTGCAAAGTCAAGCGCAGCCGCCGCCGAGAGATGCTTCGTAATTACGGCATTGGCAGCGCCGCCCAGTGTTACGCCGCCGAGATTAAACGGGTCAAGGTGTAGCCCTCCGGTTCCTTTCCCCATGAGGTACAGAGGAATATTAGTGTCAGCCCCGAGAGCTTGAATCTGCGCACGACGAGTGCCCGCGAGCACGACCGTGAGCCCGATGTAATCAGTCCCGTCGCCGATCTGAAGAATAGGCCCAGCGCTATTGTTTACAGTCTCTATGAGATCTTCTGAACCAGCGGCTGCGGTGTAGGTTTGTGTGTTCGTGTCAAAAGCCACGCGGTTCTTGAGAGACATCCCGCCGCCGCGAATCCCGCCAGACGTGTTCGATTCAATCCAGGGATATAGGACTAAGCCGAAGGTAGTCGCGCTTCCGTCACCCGATTCGCTGAGTTGGATGCCGTAACCGCCATTCCCTTCGTAGATGCCGCCGATGACACGCCATCCGACCCCTTTAACAAGCAGGCCGTGAGACGTGTTACCAGACATATTGCACTGAATAATCTCGATGCCGTTACCGTCAGAGCCGATCGAGGGGGACGTGAATCCTTTGCCGGTATTCGAGGAAAAATGCGAACGGCTGATGCGAGCTAGATTGTTGTTGCCTGTCGGTGTCGTGAAAGTCTCATTTACCCTGCCGCCATCGGCAGTCCAGCCTGACGAATGGACACGATCTACATTACTTTCTGACCCATTGTGGAAGATGACGCCAGTGAGCCCTATACTGTTGCCGTCGAACCAAAGACCTTGGATGTTGCAATACTTCTCAGAGATCACAAGACCATTCACCGCCGCCGTGAATTTGATCTTCGTATTGCGCCAATGGTCCCCGAAAACCGCCGCACCGGCGACGTTCAGTGTGATAGTGGAGGATCTAAGATATGTGCCAGGTGGGAAATAAAGCGGGCGGTTGTTGGCGAGGCAGTAGGTCAGGGCATTGCTGATCGCCGCCGTATCATCAGCCACACCATCGCCAACCGCGCCGAAGTCCTTGACACTCACAACCTCCCGCATCTTCGCCTGCGCCGTACTCGCCACCGCCCCCGTACCGGACTGTATGAACCCAACAAGCGACGAGCCGGAGGAAGCGGCGAGGGCATTCAGCCCGTCCAGCGCGATCCACTTCACCGCCGCCTGGTCGATGGCAAACGAGGCCCCAGCCGTATGGGCCACCACGCAGACATACGAGGCGCTCGCCTGCTCCACCATGTCGCGCACCGCGTAGGCGGTTCCAGTCGTCCACAGGCCACGCGGGTTCCAGTCGCCGAGCATGGCAACGGTCGCGGGTGTCAGCGAATCCGGGTGAACGGTCTGGTTCTTGATCCTGCCATCGTCGCGCTGGAGTAGCGCCAAGTTAGTCAGCGTTGCATCAAGCGTTGTCTCCACCGCCGAGAACTCGCTGTCGGTCGAGGCGGCCGGGAACGGCGCGGACGGATTGGCCGCGGCGTAGTCTGCGAAATTGGTTGACTTGTTATAGGCCGGAGGTTGTGCCATGACTGATTACCTGCCTTCGGCCTTCGCCTTTGCCAGCGCAGCTTCCTGCCGGATGCGCGCGGCGTCGTCGTTGGCCATGATTGCGTCGAACTCGGCGTCAGTGAGTTCTGTTCGCCCTTCGGCCTGCGCTTGGGAAATGGCGGTGGAAATGCGCCCGGCGTTGTTCGCCAGCGCGATGAGTAGCGTGATTGCCAGATCGACTGTCATTGGCGGCTCCTGAGATACTGTTGCAACTGCACCAGCAGATTGGTGGCCAACACCAGGCGGCCTTCCGCAGCCTTCGGGTCAATACCTTTCATGCCGCGCGCCGCATCCAGGATGGACCGCGCCTGATCGTTCACGGCCATGACATGCTCCATGTCCTCGCTGGTGATCTGCTTGGCGTTGAGCGCGGATGTCGAGGCTTCGCGTATTGCCGTGTTGGTGCCGTAGGCGTAGGCCAGCCGGTCGTCGAATGATTTGGCCGGCGCGATGCCAAGTTGAGCGCAGCCGGACAGCAGCAGCGCCAATAGCCACAGTGCGTTGAGTGCTTTCATCACGCCTCCATTTCGTCAGGGATCAGCGCGCTGGCAATGATCGTCAGCAGCGTTGCGCCGGACGCGGCGACTTCTGCCGGGATCGTGACCTTCGCAAATTCCTCCACAACCCAGCAGATAATCACTGCGATGGCGCCGCCGGCTGCACCGGCTGAGATTTTCTTTCCGTTCATAGTCGTCTCCTTACGGGTTTACTATCCAGATACCTTCGCGGTTGTGGTTGCGGCAGTCATGATGCAGCCATGTCGGCGTTGCGATGATGTTCTCCAGCGTAGTAATCTCCGGGAACTCATCCGGCCGCAGCAGGATCAGGTCGTACACTTCCTGCGGCGTCGCATCGCGGAACTTGCAATCGTAGGCGCCGCCGAACCGGTGCATCGACCACTTCGCGCCCGTCATGCTGCCCCATTCGCGCAACCCGCTTTCCTTGTACTGCCCGCCCGCGTGCCAGTTGTTCACCGTCACGGGTCCGAAGCGCCAGCGCAACTTGTCTAGCGACACCAGCGCCGCCGGTTGCAGCAACTCCCACGCACGCTCACCGCGCTCGGCAAACACATCCGGGCCGACGAGTTCCTGCAGGATGAAGTGCTTCGGGCGGTAGTTCATCAGTCCCCGTTACGCCGGTCCTGCTTCTTCGCCAACTCTGTCAGGATCTGCGTCTGCCCGTGATGGATCAGATGCGTGATGCGCTCGAAGCCGCCGTTCATGTCCTTGCGCAAGTCCGCGCCTTCCTCGAACAGCTTCTCGATATTGTTGCGCTGGCGATCAAGCTCCGACTTGTCGGCCTTGTTTTTCAGATCCTCTGTCATTTGGTCCGCCTGCTTGTCAGATCGCGATTTCAGATACCACATGATCGGCACCAGCAAACCCCACAGCCAACTTGAGATTTCTTTCCATCCGTCAGTCATCGGCTGCGTCCTTTCTTCACTCATTGTCGTGGCGGCTGTTGCTGGTTCTCATGCTCAATTCACAAGCAGGACTGGTGCGTGGGAATCCATCTGGAATCGCAAAGTGCGCATCTTCCAGATTGATCGGCTTCCACCCAATGTAGAAACCGTACTTGCCCAGCCGGATTGTCAGGAACGGCCACCGTCCCCAGGTTGTTTTAAAGGTCTTTCTAAACGCCCACAGCGGCCATTTGCCGTTGTAGCTACAGCGCATGGCGTAGCACTTCCGCAGGGTAAACTTGATGTTCTTGCCGGGATCGGGCCACGGGGAGTAGTTCACGGCAACGAATCCCATGCGGCTTTGAATGCGGCCTTCAGTTGCGCCGGTGTCTTGGCGTTCCAACTCGCCATGACCAGACCTAGCGCCTTCAGGGACTTCTCGATGTTGTCCATGTCGGAGCGGTCTATCGGCGGCCGGTTTACGATCGCATCCACCTCCTGCTGGGTCGGAAGCGCGCCAATGTAGTCCACCCAAAAGGCGCCGATCTGGATGCGGTTGCAGTCCGGGTGCTGGTCGGTTGGCGGGAACTTCGGCTCCGACGAGTAGATGACGCGGATCATGTGAAAATCTCCGTGATTCGCATGAATGAATTTTCCGACCCGCCGTAAATGGCGCCGGACTTGCCGTTAAAGGTTGTAGTCCCTGCTGAATTGCCTCCAGCGCGGAAACGAAAGGTCGTCTCCGAAACGGTCGCTGCGCGCATCAGATGCGAGAGGAGGAACTGAAACTGCTGGTTAGACGCCGCAGTGCCAACACTCGCCGCCACCAACGCGTTCGCCGTCGCATCCTGAAACAGCGCCCCGCCCATGTCGTTAGAGACGCTGGCGGCAATCGCCGCCTGCACGTCGATTTGCAGCAGATTGATCGTGTTGGACGGCGTGACCGCCAGACTCATGTACTGGTTGCCCTCAGTGATCTGCGGGATCGTGTTGTCGAGCGGCAGAAGCGTCGTCCCGGTTGCCACCACGCCCGTTGCGGAGTATTTCATCTGCAATTTGTCGCCGGTCCGCGCATCGCTCGGCTTGAGCGTGTGAACTTTGGTCGGCGCCGTGGCCCACGTTCCCGCCGTGGCTTCGCTGATTTCGCAGTAGCCGATGGTTCTGAATGCCACCGCCGTCACCGCATCGTTGGTGTATGCCGTCTGCGCCGAGTCCGATCCGACGCCAATCAGCGTCGAGGTCATAAGGTCGCTCTCGTCGAGCCCAACCAAGGTTGGGCCGGTGGAGTTGTACGGGTTCCACACACCGATTCGCACGCTCCCCGCCTCGTCGGCAAGGAAACAGTACAAACGTGCGGCCACGCCGTTCGCCGTGCCGAGGGTGGCCGTGTCCGGCACCACGATCGACAGCGCGGCCGTGAGTTTGCGCACCACGAACTGCCCGCTGGTCAGCGTCACATCGCGGAACGCCACGAACACCGGGTCGGCATCACTGGGCGCGGCCCCAGCGTTGGTCAGCACTTGCAGGGTCAGCGCATTGCTGCCAACGGACGCACTGAGCACGCCGTTCCACATGGCGATGCCCATATCGACCCACGCCAGCCCGTCCGTCGCGCCGGAACTCGGAACGAGAATTTTGCCATCGCTGCCCGCCGCCTTGCGCGCGGGCGTATCAGCGGCAGTCGCCACCAGCAAGTCGCCCTTGGCGTCGAAGATGGCATCCAGCACCGCTTCGGCATTGCTGGGCACATCGAGCGTCACCCGCGCTGCCGCAGCAGATGCCGCTACGTTCAGCGTCTTGATGTACGCGCTGATAGACTGGCCCGGATTCAGCAACTCGAACTTGCCGATCCCCGAGCGGTAGACCAGATGCAGCACATGCCCGGAGCCGAAAATATCCCCCGCTACCAGCGCCTGATTGCCGTTCTTGACGATGGTCTTGGCGCCAAGACTCGCCGCATTCAGCGTCGGCGTGGTCGTGGCATTGGCAGCCGCTGCGGACACGAAATAACTGCGCCCGTCCTCCAGTACGGTGATCGGAAGCCCTGCAGTAATCACGTCAGCGGTGCCGCCGGCCGCTGCGTAGAGCAGCGTTTGACGATCGGACAACTGCACCCACTTGCCCGCCGTGTCATCGGTTGCAAAGGTGCCGCTGGTGTGTGCCACCGCGCAGACGTAGCTGGTGCCTGATTCCTCCACCACGTCCCCGATGGCATAGACCGTGGCCGTGAGCCATAACCCACGCGGCGTCCAGTCAGACGCAATCAGGGCAAGGCTGGCGGTGGTGAAGCTGTCGGGGTGGATGGTGGCGTTGGCGGGGAGGCCATCATCGCGTTGGACCAGGGCCTGATTGGCGCGAATCTGGTCGGTAGTGAGCTTGAGGTCGTCGAAGTCGGCATCGAGGGCGTTGCCCAGATCGCCTGGAGAGACATCGGCGCTATAGTCGGCGCCCGGAACAAACGGCGTTGCGGCGCTCATCGAACACCCCCTGACGGGGGTTGGAGGCCGGCCTGTTTACCGGCTGCTGTGAAGCTGGACTGTGGCACGGCTGGGTCTCCCGGGAAGGATTCCCAGCCGTTCTACAGGGTTTTCAGGGGTTTGGCAATAGTAACCACTTACTTCGGAATGGGTGGCGGGTCACCGGAACTTTGTTAACCGGGAGGCATCCGGCCCCGCCTGCGGGTGTTACACGCCACCTCCCGCTGGGCGGTTCGCTGCACGAAAATACCGTTTCACCTGCTCGATCGCTTCCTCGGTCGAATAGCAAACCTCGCAGTGCCACTGCTCACCGCGGAGGAAGTTGAAGTAATCTTTTTGCTCCGGCGTGAGCTTGTTCTTGCCGGCCTTGAATTCCAAAATTAAGCCACTGAACCCGTTACGCCGCACGGGAAGCCACCAATCCGGCACGCCTTTGCGCACGCCCTCGGCCTTGAGCTTGGCAGCGACTGCCGGGTGCCTGGCGCTCCCGTTCGGACAAGCAAACCCGAACTCGAGGCCGGGGTAGCGTTTTTGGCTCATCCGCACCCAGTCGATGAAGGCGACCTGTATTGCGTGCTCGCTGAGCTTTCGGGAGACCGCCTTCAAATAGTCCGCCCGGTCATGTCCTCCAGATACCGCTTGCACCGCTCCAGCGCATTCGGGTCGCCGATCTTGAAGGCGTCGAGCAGTTCGTTCAGGTCGCCGTCTTTCGGGTATTTCACCAGAAAGCCGCGGGATTCCAGTTCCGCCGCCAGCACATCATCGTCAATGTCAGCCAGGTCAACGTCCACTTCGACCGTGACATCACGCAGCGTTACTGTTTGTTCCACTTTCACGATAGCCATTTCATCCTCCTTAAACGCGGAGCGGCATGATTACCGCCCGCCAGTTGCCGTTGTTGATCTGGAATTGCGATTGGCCGTCGGTGAACCGGACTTCGATTTCCGCCGGCAAATCCTGCTTCAAAATTTCCAGCCAGTATTTCGTCTGAAACCCCGCGCTGACCGGATCGCCCGCGCACTCAATCTCGGCTTCCATCATCTGCGTTTCGGTCTTGCCCGACACTTTCAGGGCCTCGCCCACGTCGAGCCGCACCACCCGGCCGGCCTTGCCGTTGGCCTGGAACGGTGCGCTGGAATGGATAGCGTCGAGCAGGCCCTTCGTGTCGCAGCGAAACGCCAGGTTTTGCTTGACGCTGAAGATCCGCTGCCAGTTCGGAAACTGCGCGTCCATCGCATTCGCCGTCACGGTCCCGGCCGCGCACTCGAACCGCACGCCCCGCTCAAGAATCTCGGCCGACTCGATCTTCGGCAACCGATCAACGATGTCCTTGTGCAAAATCAGGCTGAAATCCTCGCAGTCATGTTCGACCTCGTTGACCACAGCCAATCCGCCGTCGGTCGCCACGCAGGCAAGTTTGCCGTCCGCATGCTGCAGCGCCACGCCATTGGCCCACGGCCGGACATCGCGCACGGC